AGCAAGATTTGACAGAGGGTTTGTAGGCGATTCTGGAGGGAGTTCTAAATGAAAATCCCAGCCTTTTGCGTGTTCATGTAAATAATTAGCAATTTTTGCCCATGAAACATATTGATACTTACCTTTAAAGAAAATATCTTCTTGTTGGATAATGCCTGTTAAAAGTGGTCTAGTCATAATTAAATCCATTTAGGTGGGGTAAGAGTTTTGATTCCATCTGGTTCTTGATCGCTATGACCAGCCCAGATACCAGATTCTTGGGCTTGTTTGATTTGCTGTAATGTTTGCTCTTGTAACTGAAAGCCTTTTTCTATAAAACTTCCAGATAATTCATAAACCGCAACTGTGTAAGGAAATACTTTTTCTACAGCAACAAAAACAAATTTCTTACAGCTAGTGCCTTGCAAATAGTGGGCAGCCTGTAAATGATAAAAAAATGAACAGATAGTTTTTGTAAACTTATCTGGTGATGAACCGCCTTCGACTGTAGTTTTAAGATCTATCACCATATCATCAACAACATAATCACAACGGCATTTGCATTGCAGACCTGTTGCCTTATGTGTCCACCAATATGATTGCTCAGATGCACCTTTAATATCATTTATTAGATATTTAGATACAAAAGCATCTTTTTCTAAAGACTTTCTAATTGCTGCGATTGTGTCAAATTCTGTTGAGGTGTAAGTTTCAATGCCTCTTGTCTGAAAAGCAAGAGCAAGTTCTTTACCTCTTTTAGACCTTTTATCATCAAGCAGTTGATAACAGTTTGCAAAGTCATCAGCCTCTAAAATTGCTTTATGGAACATAGACCCAAACTTCATTGCTGGTGTTGCAACTCTTGGAGGGTTATCTATTCCATATTTGTATGTATGAAAAGCCTGTAAGCCATTACTTACGGCATATTTTAAGTCAGATGCAGCAATAGCCTTATCTGCCCTGTAAACGCTTTCGAGGACGTTATGCCCTTCAATGCGTGTTGTAGTTTCTAATGATTCCATTTGTTAAAATAAAAATGCAAAGGACGCTTTGCAATGTGGATACTTCCAGAGATCAGGGGTGGTTTCTGGAAGTCTTTTTTTGTTCTGATTGAAATTTAATAAATTCAGAATTGGGAACTATGTTTGATTCCCACTTAGCAACAGTTTCATAATTACCCCAATAAGGCCAAGTCGGGGAAGTATGGTCTTTTTCTACTTCCCATGTACCGCTGAACTTACGTTGCCTGATGTTTTGCCTATCAAATACTTTGCGGTCAATTTCAGATCTTATTTCTTTGAGAATGTCGTATAAAGAATACTCATCATTTGTGTAGATGGTTATTGTATGTTTTCTCATGGCTTTGCCTCTAACTCGTTTAATCGTTGTTTAATTTGAATTAAATTGTCGTTGATTTCAAAGATTGCCATCTGTATATAAGAAACCAACTTTTGATGCTTTTCTAATTCAGCAAGCCTTTGATTAATTCTTTTGACTTCAAAGTTGGTCATTAGCACACCTCATCCATAAGAGCACGCCAACAATCAATAATTTCTTTATGTTGCTTTTTATTAAAGTTGTCGGTATCCCATTCGGTAATAGAAACTTGTCTATCCCAATCAACAGAACCATCTTTAAATGTAGGGGCGGAATATAAACCATATTCAATCATTCGATATTTTTTGCTGTATGAAGGGATAAGAAAAAAAGCACAGCCAAATATTTCGCTGTTGAGATAATTTCCAAATTTTGAATCATATAAAAAATTCATTTCTTTTGCTCCAAATAAGAACACGCAGACTGCACTTGAAACACCTCACAATCTCTGACTGTCATATCATGCAAAGAAGATGACATTGAGGTGAATAGCAGCCCTGAGGCTGCCATTAGCATTAAGAAATTACTCATTGTACGACCCCTTTTGTTTCTTTAATTAATGCATTGAGCCAATGATAAAAAATAATTTCATTTCTTGGATTTTTTTTGATTTCTGCACACCAATACTTGAAGTTTTTAGTTTGATGTTTGTTTTT